TCTTCCGATCTCTTATTTTTTACAGAACCGGAAAAATTGAGATTTTTCAAATTGAAATTTGAAAGAAAGAATAAAAAGGAAAAGGTACAGGAATGAAGAACATAATTGAAATTGATGTAAACAATTCATATTATTTCACAGTCGAAAATGTGGACGACGGAACAAATTCAATCATGGTTCGCTTTGCAAATCATTCCGATACCGGACGCTGCGAAATTTACCGCGGCGATCTTTATCATACAGAGGTACATGTTGACGACGAAGGAATGATAACCGTACCGGCACAGGCGTATATGGATACAGGGCTTGTGCATTTGAGATATGAGAACGGTACGACTACATGCTTTTTGCATTTAATAAGTGCAGGAAATAGATTTAATAATCTGATTGTGAAAAAAGTATCAGGATGCGTGGCGACGATCGGCGGAGACATGGACGAGAATGTGACAGATTACGCGCTTGCACTGGCGAAAATCATAAGCAATCACACAAAGAACACTTCGGAAGATTGCTACAAGGATTTGAACGCATACAGAAAAAGCTTGATTCTATCACTAAAATTAATGGGAACAAGCTTACAGTTAAATTCGACAGTGAGCGATATAGCTGCAGCAGCTAAAGATCTGGATATAGACATGGGAAAGCTGGCGAAGATCATAAGCGAGGACACAGATGGAAACCCTAACGCGTGCTATAAAGATTTAGACGAATATAGAAAAGATATGGTCAAATCACTAGAGCATTTAGGAGCGGATATAGAAGCGGATGCAGATATGAGCGAGATTTCAGAGAAGACAAAAACTGTAGATGATGAAATTGCAGCAGGAAAGGAAGATCTTGCGGAAGCGATCACATCAAAAGAGGTAGAAACGACAAGCAACGAATCGTTAAGCGAAATGGCGGCGAATGTTAGGAAGATAAAAACAGGCGGTAGTGCAGGAGGTTCAGGATCAACGATCACGCATGTAGGTGATGCAATAAAGACGATCACATCAAACCAGATCGGTGCAATCACACATGTGGGCGATGCAATAAAGACAAAGGTTACAAGTCGCAAGCTTGAACAAAAATTTGCCGCCGTGCATTCTGATGGAAACAGCTGGGTTGACACTGGAATAAACGGAAAATCAACTATAAAAATACAGCTTAAATTTAAGATGCAGAAAGCAACAGGAGCGATATTTGTCGGAATGCTGTTAAGTGGAGATCAGGCACTTAGATTTTTTGGTTATGGTAATAACTGGTATATGGACTACGGCGGTGATGGGCATAGAATTATAGGCGGTTTGATTGATACAACAAAAACGTATGAATTTGAGCTGGGAAATAATTACATTAAAGATATTGAATCTGGTAGTTATATAGCAAAGGGAAATGAGGTTGGAACATTTGAGTATGGATTTGGAGATTCTCATATAAAGGTATTAACGTCTGGTGAAATAGGAGATATTTATTATTGCAAAATTTATGACGGTGATACACTTGTTCGTGATTTTATCCCGAAGTATGATGCAGAGGGCAAACCAAAGCTTTATGACAATGTTTCTAATACTTATTTTGAAACCGACGGAACAGAAGAATTTACAGCAGTAAAAGAGTTAAGTTAGGAGGTAAACGAAAAATGATAATGCCAAATTTTATACAATTATTAAATGTATTTATATCAACAGGATGGGTTGTGGCTATATTTAAAGATATAACCGGAAAAATACAGAGAATAGATAAAGAGGTGGGAAACAGTCTATGGGTAAACACATATTTGAATGAAATATACGAAAATGCACCACTGGGAGATTATTCGATAGATACATTTTATAATGGAAGTTATATATTCCTTGGATCAGGAACGACAGTCCCAACAAAAGACGATTATACACTTGAAGTTCCTTACACATACGCTCCAGATGGGTTGCATGTGGTAAGTATGGCAAAAAGTTACAAAGAAACTTATACAACAAATAGAGTGTATACAATAACTGTGAAAAACAATAGCAATGAAGATATAACAGTATCAGAAATCGGATGGTTTTTAGCTTGGTGTACAGACGGAACAACAGGAGCCACACCGAGTGCATATTTTAAAAATTTGATGGCGAGAGAAGTATTCGAACCAGTAACAATTAAACCGGGAGAAGTAAGAGCTTTTACGATGTCTATTGAAATGTAAAGGAGGATAACAAAATGCCAGCATACGGTTTTGATGCAAACAAAAATTTGATTGGTGTTTATAGCACTGATGAAGCATACTCAAAAAATGAAACATACTCAAAGGCAGAAAGCGATACTAAAATCGCACCGAAAACGAAGCTTAATACAAACGCACAAAATTTACAACAGCTTGCGAATAAAACTTATGCTCTCGGAGTATCCATGCTATCAGCACTTACTAGTATCAAAAATGGTGGAACTATTACTGATACACAGATAGAAAGCATAAATACTGCACTTAATCATATTGCAACTGTTGAAAATGAAATAATCATGAACTATTAAAGCATATGAGTAGAAAAGACGAGCTATTAAACATAATCGGCGACAATGCTCTATTAATTCCGGTTGTTGATGAAATTGTATTCATTGAAAATCAGATTAAAGAAATGCAGGAGCGGGCAGATCGTGAAGGAGGGTTTTATAAATATAATAAAAACAATCCGGACTTGAAGAAGCCTGACCGAGACGCAGAACGGAGATATAAAGATCTATCACAGATGCACGATAGCAAGATCCGGTTAATCGCCAGAATCACGGACACCGGAGAGAGTGAAGAAGATTCACCGCTCCGAATATGGATGAAAGAACATATCGAAAAGACATAAACGCAGGCAGGAAGCGAGAAGGGAAGGTCGCTTGCCGGAAAACGCAGGACTTCGAGGGGTGGGCAAGAGCGAAACCGGAAATTTAAGGAAATGGAATGCTGATTCAAGAAAAAAAGATATGGACGCCGGACAATAGCTGCCTTTTAAGATACAAGGCACTTTGTGAAAACGGTACATACATTATAGGAAATGATCTGCGACAGCAGCTTGACAACCTGAATGAAGATATCGACAGCGGAGAATATTTATATAACACGGATGCGGCAAATCTTAGAATGGATTTCATGCAGAATTGCGTTAGATTGACAAAATCGCCGTTTTACAACAAGCCAATGATTTTGATGGACTGGCAAAAGGCATTGATCGAAGCTACATATAGCTTCAAAATGCCAGAAACCGGATTCGACCGGTTTCAAAGAATTTTGCTAGAAATTGCAAGAAAGAACACGAAGTCGGAAACGTGCTCGGCGTTGGCTCTTGCGGAGTTGATCGTCGGCTCTCCGGGTGCTGATCTTGTATGTTCGTCAAATGACGACGCGCAGGCAGATATAACATATCAAGCTATAAATACAATGCGGCTATTGATTGATCCTGACAGTAAAGACACATGGAAAAATCAAAAAGGCATAAGGAACAAAGCAAATAATACGCATGTGTTTAAATTGTCAGACAGAACGCGAAACAAAGAGGGCAGAAATATAGATTATGCGATCGTGGACGAGGTTCACGAAATGAAAGACAACGTAATTGTGAAATCAATCGAGCAGTCGCAGAGCTTAAAAGATAACCCGAAGCTTTTCATCATAACAACAGAGGGATTTGTTTATGAAGGCTTTTTGGATGGTGAATTAAAGAAAGCCCGCAAGGCGATTTATAAAGAAGATGATACACTCGCAAGCGTTAGACGCTTGGACTGGCTTTACACGCAAGATTCGGAAATAGAAATATGGACGAATAAAAAAAGCTGGCAGAAAAGCAACCCGACGCTAGGGATAGTAAAAAAATGGGATTATTTGGAGCAGCAGGTAGAACTTGCGAAAGAATCAAAGGCAGACAGAATCTTTGTACTTAGTAAAGATTTTAATATAAAACAAAACGGAGCAGAGAGTTGGTTGAATGAAGAAGATTATACTTATAACGCAACATATGATTTAGAAGATTTTCGCGGATCGTTTGCGCTTGGCATGGTGGACCTTGCAGAGACAACGGATTTGTGCTGCGCGAAGGTGTTAATGATGAAGCCGGGCGAACGAATAAAGTACATTCACACACAGTATTTCATACCAGTATCAAAATTAGAACCGGACAAAGACGACCATAAAGCCGGCGCAAAATATAAAGAATGGGCTAGTGCCGGACACATAACGATATGCGAAGACAACGAGGTTGATCTGGCGATCGTGGCAGATTGGTTTTATAAGCTTTACAAAGAGAATGATATAAAAATGCTGTACTGCGGATACGATCAACGCTTTTCCCGCGATTGGATCACACGAATGACAGAATATGGCTGGACGCGCGAAGGAAAAGAGCTTGAAATGGTACTACAGAATGCGGAGACGTTGAACAATGCGCTACGTCTTGCAGAATCAGATCTAAAAGCTGGACTGATTAACTACAACGAGAATCCGGTTGACCGGTTTTGTTTTAAAAACGCTTGCGTAAAGACAAATGAAAAAAGACAGGCGTTATGCGTAAAGGCAAATAATGAAAATAAAATAGATGGTGCAGTAACACTGATCGGTGTATACGAAATGTACCGGCGACATAAGAATGAATTTTCACAGATTGTAAATAAAATGGTAAAGCAGGAGGATAAAAATGGGATGGTTTGACAAGCTTAGAAGAAAAGGAAAAGAGAGTGCTAAGTACGCAGATATGTTAAGCGGATACGCGCCGATCTTCTCACAGTTCGGAAAAGATATCTACGCAAGTGACGTAGTGCAGCAGGCTCTTAACTGCATCGTATCTGAATGTTTAAAGCTGATCCCGAAACATGTTCGAAAAATTGAGACGGATGTAATTCCGGTCAATAGTTCGATTCAAGCTGTACTCAATCAGCCTAACCCGAATATGACCACATCGGAATTTATAGAAAAAATAACATGGAATCTCTTTTTTAATTACAATTCGTGGATCATACCGGTATATCACGTTTGGAAAGACAACACAGGAAAAGAAGTACGACATTACGACGGACTATACCCGGTGCAGCCGATTCAGGTAGAATTTCAGCAGGACACGGCTGGAACGCTGTATGTAAAGATGAATTTTGCAAACGGATTCGAAACGACTATACCGTACAGCGATGTGATACATATTAAGCATCATTTTTCTGTAAATGAATTTATGGGCGGTAATGAATCCGGGCAGCCGGACAACTACAGCTTGTTACAGACTTTACAGTTGAACAAGGATTTGCTGGAGGGCGTTAGCAAAGCGATGAAAGCCGGATATGCCGTAAATGGTGTTGTCAAATATAACACATTAATAGACAACGGAACGGTTGAAAAGAACATCAAAGAAATGGAAGAAAAGCTAAAGACAAATAGTAGCGGCTTCTTACCGCTTGATATAAAAGCAGAATATACGCCAATTTCTCCGAATGTTAAGTTAGTAGATGCAGATACTTTGAAGTTTGTTGACGAAAAAATATTAAGAAATTTTGGAGTGCCGCTGGCGATACTTACCGGCGACTATACAAAAGAACAGTATGAAGCATTCTATCAGAAGACGATTGAACCGATTGTAGTGCATTACAGCAACGCCTTCACAAGAACGCTGTTTACACAAGGCCAGAAAGACAGAAACAACATGATCCAGTTTTATACAAAAAACCTCGCATTTATGACGATGGATCAAACAATAGAAATGGTGCGCCTGCTCGGTGATGCAGGCGACCTGTACGAAAATGAAAAAAGAACGGCGTTTGGATTGACGCCGCTTGCAGAGTTGGCAGGAAAGAGAATGCAGAGCTTAAACTACATAGATGCAGCAGAAGCGAAAAAGTATCAAACAGGAAAGGAAGAAGAAGATGCAGAGTAAAACAGTGACAAGATACTACAATTTTGAGATCCGAGCAAAAAATGACGAGGCGCACGGCGACTATATCGAAGGTCGCCCGATAGTGTACGGATCAAAAACAGATATCGGCGGCATGTTTGAAGAAGTGATTGAACCGGGAGCACTCGACGGCGCAGATCTGCGAGACGTCAGATTGTTAGTGAATCATGATACTACGATGATCCCACTTGCAAGATCACGGCGTAACAACAAAAATTCGACAATGCAGTTGACCGTAGACGATAAAGGCTTAAAGATTCGGGCAAATATCGACACGGAAAAAAACAGTGACGCAAAGAACGCATATTCAGCGGTAGAACGCGGCGACATGGACGGAATGTCTTTTCTATTTATGGTAGAAAAAGACAGATGGGAAGATTTAGACAGCGATTACCCGAAAAGACACATTGAAAAAATCAGTAGTGTCATGGAGGTATCAATAGTAACATTTCCGGCTTACGAAGACACAGAAGTAACAGCAAGAGCAAAAGAAGCGTTGGAGAACGCAAAGGACGCATTGGAGAATGCGAAAGCTCGGTCAGCGGATGCTGACAATGCAGAATTAGCATTGGAAAAGTTAAAAGCAAAATATTTATATGGAGGAAATTAAGAATGAAAGATTATTTAAAGAAGCTTATCAAAAAGAAGGAAGAAAGAGCGAAAGAGTTAAGAAAGCTTATTCAGGCAGCATCAACCGCTGACGAAGTAAGATCACTCGGCAATACATTAAACGCCGTGCTGGAAGAGTTGCAGGATGCAAAGGAACAGTTGGACAAGCTGGACGAAGATGGAGACGGAGACGGAAACGGAGACGGAAAAGGAGGCGAAAACGGAAACGGAGACGAAGACGAAGGAAGATCAGCGATCCCTTCCGGCGCACAGGTAAGAAACGCAGGAGTTACCACACTTGCAGCATTTCAGACAGCACAGGCATCACAGAAAAGAGAGAAAGAAGATCCGCACGACACGGCGGAGTACCGGGCAGCGTTTATGAATTACGTTTGTCGAAACGTGCCAATTCCGGCAGAAATGCGAGCAGCAGCAACAACAACGGCAGCAGATGCCGGAGCAGCGATCCCGACCACGCTCATGAATGAGATCATCACGAAGCTGGACACTTACGGAAACATTTACGCAAAAGTGCGCAAGTTAAACGTACAGGGCGGAGTTGCAATCCCTATCGTATCCTTAAAACCAGAAGCGAAATGGGTTGGAGAGAACAGCTCTGATGCACAGAAGATCGAAGCAAACAGCAAGATCACATTCTCGTACTTCGGCGTTGAATGCAAGATTGCACAGACATTACTTGTAAATGTAGCGACAATCGAAGCATTTCAGGCTTTATTTGTTCCGCTTGCAGCTGAAGCGATTGTAAAGGCGTTGGAAATTGCGATCATGAACGGAAACGGAACATCACAGCCGCTTGGAATCTTGAAGGATTCAAGGGTACCGGCGGCAAATGTTATCACGATCACACCGTCAGAATTTACTTCATGGGAAGGCTGGCACAAGAAGGTAAAAGCAAAGATGAAAAAGGCATACAGAAATGGCGATTTCATTATGAATCAGGCAACATTTGACGGATACATCGACGGAATGGTTGATAAGAACGGTCAGCCAATCGGTCGAACAAATTACGGAATCAACGGAGAGGAAACATACCGTTTTCTTGGAAAAACTGTTGAAACAGTAGAAGACGACCTGATCGCATCATGGGATGACGCGAAGAAGGGCGATGTAGTCGCAGTATTCGCAAACCTTCAGGATTACGCTATCAATTCTAACATGCAGATGACAGCGGTTAAGTGGACAGACAACGATACAAGCGAGGTTAAAAATAAATGTATCATGATCGTTGATGGTAAGCTTGTGGATGCAAACGGCGTTATCATCATCAAGAAGGGCGAAGATGCGGCAAGCGCAGCAGTAAGCGGATCATAAAGAAGGAGGTGCTGGTAAATGACGCAGGAAGAACAGCTCGCAAATATAAAAAAGACAATGGGCATCACAGGAACGGCGCAAGACGGACAGCTTGAAACGATTTTAAATGATGTAAAAGAATATATGATCGCTGCGGGTGTGCCGGATAAAGTTGTGAATGCAGAAAAAACAATCGGCGTCATTTACAAAGGCACTGACGATTTATACAACTATAAACAGTTAAGCTCATATTTTATGCACAGAGTTATACAGCTTGCAATGCGAGGTGAAACGGAATGAAACAGTTCATGCCAGATCTGCCTTATTCCGTGTTCGCGGAGTTATTAAATCCGCAGGAAAAGACGGAAAAAGGGAGCGTAAAAAAGTCATATATCAAGATTGATGATATCTATATCAGCTTTCGGACGTTCGGCGGCACTGAAACGGTGAAAAATGACATTCTTGTCGTCGAGAACACGGCAACGGTGCAGACGTGGTATAGACCGGACATAAAAGCCGGAAGCCGTTTGAAAATCGGCGGTTTAGAATATGATATTTTAGGAACGCCGGAAAATATAAATATGGCAAATCAATATTTACAATTCAAGGTTCGCGCCGTGAAAGGAGGCGCGTGATGGCGAAAAACAAAGTGCAGTTATTTATCGACATGGAAGATACATATGCAAACCTTGAACGCGCAGGAGCGAATGCGAAAAAAGCAACGGAGAGTATGCTAAAAGCATCAAAAAAGGTAATAACTGATAAATTAATCAGTGACACCGTTCCGGGCAACTACCCGGCGCAAGGTAAATATTCGACCGGCAGGCTCGCGCAAAGTATAGATACAGATTACAACGTCGAGTGGGAAGGAACGACGGCGAAGATCAATATAGGCTATGACTTCGACAGGACAGGGCTGGAAAGCATCGTGTTAATGTACGGCACGCCGAAAATGAAACCGGCACAAAAGCTATATGAAGATATATACGGCAGTAAGACAAAAAAAGAGATCAAAAAAATTCAGCAGGAAGCATTAAATAAAATGCTGGAAAGGGCTATGAAGTGATGGAAGACAATTTGATCGAACTATTAGAGACATTCGGCTATAAGGTACGACGACAAGGCAGCTTTTTGGAAGATGAAGCATACCCGGATACATTCATAACATTCTGGAATGCAGACGAATCAGAAGCAGCAGCATACGACAACGAAACAAAGAGAACTGCGTATGTGTATAACGTCAATGTATATTCGAATGATCCGGACGTAACCTTTTCACTGTTAAGAGATATTAGAAAATTATTGAAAAAAAATGGCTACATCATAACCACGCGGGCGCGGGATGTCATAAGCGACGAACCAAGCCACACCGGGCGCGGACTGGATGCGGTCATAGTAGTAGATGAAACGGAGGAATAAAAAAGATGGATGCAGAAAAATACACAGAGTACCGCGGCGTTGACAACTTATATGTCGCAAGGATCATTTGCGACGACAACGAAACCGGAGCAGAACATGGATATGTATGCGAAAAGCCGGTAAAGCTTGCGCCAGTTGCGGAAGTAAGCAAGACGACAGAGACAGCGGCGGATACACATTACTATGACAATCAGCCGATGTTTGTCATTAACACAGAGGGTGCAGATTCGCTCACATATACGGTAGCCGTGCCGTCGCTTGAAATGGAAGCAAAGCTCACCGGTCGATCATTCGACAAAAACACAGGAATGATGGTAGAAGGAACGCGCCGTGATGATTACTTTGCAATCATGTACAGAACGAAATGCGTAGACGGCAGCTACAGATATGTTGTAAAAAACAAAGGTAGCTTCTCAATTCCGGAAGACAATCACAAGACAGAAGATGCCGGAACAGACACGACAAACCGCGCATATGTCTATACTGCGATTAAGACAACGCATGTATTTGCAAAAGGAAAGCTGGAAGAAAATGGATCTTGGACACCGGCGGCAGTAAAGGGATTTGTGCTTGATGAAAGATACGATAAGGTGGATTTTAGCAAGTGGTTTGACGAGATTCAGACGCCGGATACAGTAAAGGCAAAGACAGAGCCAGAGGGCTAAAGAAAAAAGGAAAAATAAAAAGGTCAGGCGGGAATTATACCCGCCTGATTTAAGATCAGGAGGTAAAAATGAAAATCACAATTTATGAAGATAACATGAAAGATGTAAAAAAGGTATTGGAGGCAGAAGATGCAAAAATACCTTTCGGGCTGGTAAGAAGAACCGTAGGACTTTTTGATGAAGAAAAAATAAATGACACAGGATATGTGCTGGAAACAGTCACAAAAAGCTGGACAGATCTGGTGCAGCTGCTTGGCAGAATCTTCCCGGACGCGACAGAGGAAGACTGGGATACAGTAGATCTTGCGGAACTGGTACAGGTGGTAAAAGATTTTCTTTTGTCAAAACTTAAAAAGCTGATTGGGATTCCGGTCGATGAAAAAAACTAGAGAAGGGGGAGGACATCCCCCTAGATGAAACATTTTTTTTAATCATTAACAATTTATGTAAAGAGTATACCGGAATCAACCCGATACAGCTACAGAATGAATCATATGATAGCGTGATAGATCTGTATAGTGATATGCGAACAATGCAGATCCGGGCAAAAAAAGAGCAGGATCGAGAAAAAACCGGAGTTAAAGAGATCAGACGTTATGCATCAAATGACGCAGGGTGGTGGTAAAGATTAGCGAAAAAGATGAAACAACATCAAGCTTAAAGATAGATATAAGCGATTTTAAAAAAGGGATCACGGACGCAAAAAGACAGATCCGTATGGCGAACGCTGAATTTAAAGAAGCAACCGCAGGAATGGATAAGTGGGGAGAATCAGCGGACGGAATCAGCGCAAAACTGAAAAACCTTGAAAAAACACTTGACGCCGAGAAAAAAATTCTCGGCAATCTGGAAGAACAGTATAAAGCAGTAGTTGAAGAACAGGGCGAAAACTCAAAAGGCGCAGAAGAATTAGCAATTAAAATTGCGAATGAAAAAGCGGCGATCAAAAAGGTACAAAAAGAGATCAGCGACTATACAGACAAGCTCGAAGATTTAAACGACGGAAACAAAGACGCGGAAGATTCAGGCGAAGATCACGAAAAGACGCTTGAAAAAGTGGAAAAACAGTCAGAAAAAACCGGATCGGCGACAAAAGAGTTGACAAAAAATCTGGCGTCTCTCGCAGTAAAAGGCATAAAGGCAGCAGTAACGGCCGGTGCTGGGCTAGTTACGTCGTTTATTGCATCAGCAGAAGCTACGCGAGAGTTCCGCGTAGCAATGGGAAAAGTTGAGACAGCGTTCACATCGTCAAATTTTACGGCAGAACAGGGCAAGAAGACGTTTAAAGAGTTGAATGCCGTACTCGGCGACACGGACAGAGCAACAGAAGCGGCTGGAAACCTTGCAAAATTATGTAATTCTGAGAAAGAACTGGCAAATTGGACGACGATAGCGACTGGCGTATACGGTACGTTCGGCGATGGCTTACCGGTTGAAGGGCTGGCAGAAGCAGCAAACGAAACGGCAAAGGTCGCGCAGGTCACTGGACCGTTAGCGGATGCACTGAACTGGGTATCAACAGATACAGAGGTTTGGAATAAAGCACTTGCAAGCAACGAAACAGCACTTGCAACTTTTCAGAAAGGCATTGCAGACGGCGAAAACGCGGAGGATTCCTTCACACTTGCATTACAGGCGTGCAGTTCAGAACAGGAACGCTCACAGCTTATTACGGCGACACTTACAAGCCTTTATTCTGACGCGGCAGGAGCGTATGAAAAGACGAACGGCGCAATTATAGACGCGAACAGAGCGCAGGAAGAACTGGACGAAACAATGGCAGAGGTTGGCGCGACGGCTGAACCGGTTGTTACGACATTTAAGAAGATGGGAACAGAAGTACTGACGTCGGCACTTCCGGGAATAAAAGATCTTGCGAAAGGCTTTACAGATCTTTTGAAAGGTACATCAGGAGCAGATAAGAAGATCGGCACAGCAGTTGGAAGTATTGTAAATACAATACTCGGAAAAGCAACGGAAGCATTGCCGGGAATATTAACGATCGGTGTATCTATGATAACGGCGTTAATAAGCGGATTAATGCAGGAAGCACCGAATATGTTAGCGGCGGGCGAAGATCTGATGAAGCAGATCGTTAGTATGATCGCGCAGTCCGCACCGCAGTTGTTAGAAACGATACAGAGCCTTGCGACGGCAATTTTTGAAGAATTAACAACCAGTATCCCCAAGGTGCTGGAATTTGGCGCGCAGTTAATAACAAAGCTCGGCGAAGGAATCGGAAGCAATATGCCGGCGGTGATAAACAAAGCATTAGACGCATTAAACGGATTTGCGGATATGTTAGCACAGAACGCGCCGACGATCATAAACGCAGGAATCTCATTTATACAGAATCTTGCACAGGGAATTGCTGACAGCTTGCCGACGTTAATACAAAGAGTGCCGGAGATTGTAATAAAACTGGCAAATGTAATCAATGATAACGCACCGACGATTTTAAGAGCTGGCGTTAATATCATCATAACACTTGCAAAAGGAATCATTAAGGCGATCCCGACGCTGGTAAAGAACATACCGAAAATCATTAAGGCAATAGTGGCGGTATGGGAAGCATTTAACTGGCTGAACCTCGGAAAAAAGGCGATCACATTCTTAAAAGACGGAATTGTGAGCGCAATTTCTGCGGTAAAATCAGCGGGAAAAAGTGTATTAGATGCGATCACGAATATAATTAAAGATCTGCCGGGAAAACTGTTAGATTTTGGCAAAAAAGGAATATCCGGAATCGGCGAAGCATTTAAGGCGGGAATTGATTCGGTTAAGAATATCGCGAAAGATATCTTGAAGAAGATCGTTGATACATTTAAGCCAGATTCATTGAAAGATATCGGTAAGCAGTTGATAACAGGCTTATGGAACGGTATATCCGATATGACAGGCTGGATTCTTGACAAGATCAAGGGATTCACAGACGACGTGGTGAATAAAATCAAAAAGCACTTTGGCATACATTCACCATCTACAGTCATGCGCGATCAGGTTGGTAAGTATATCTCGCTCGGTATCGCTGAAGGTATTAAACAGAACAAAAACGCTGTGACAAAGACGACAAAAGAGTTGAGCGACAGCGTGCTCGTAAGCTTAAAACGGAACATGAGCGAAAAAGATTTCAAATCAACCGGATCTAAGCTTGTGTCAAAACTGAATGAAGGAATCACTGAGCAGATTTCTAGCTTTACAACCTCGATCACATCCGTAACAAAGACATACAAGACATTGATCTCGAATGTTGAGAAAAAACAGAAAGAAGCTTTAAGCAAATTATCAACAGAGTACAAGTCGAATCTAAAAGAGATAAAAGACAAGTACGACAACCTCATAAAAGAGGTTGAGACGCGGCAGGACAATTTAGCGTCAAAGATGAGCGGCGCGGATGCACTCTATACGATTGACAGCGACGGCAACTTGACGCTAGGAGACATTGAACAGCAGACAAAAGACATTAAAGCGTATGGATCAAAGCTGAACGAGCTCAAAAAGAAGGTATCTTCCGAACTCATGGACCAGATCTTGTCGATGAATGTTGACGATGCAAACAAATACATGGACGCTCTCAACAAAATGTCTGAAGCGGAGCTGCAAAAGTATGATGATGATTATAACAAAAAGATAAGAGAAAGTAATAAGATCGCTTATAAATGGTATAAGAACGACATCAAAGAATTAAAGGCGGACTACAAAAAAGAAAAGGCAGCGTTAAAGAAAGAATATGACGAAGATGTAAAAGAGACGAATGCGAAGTATCAGAAAGAGATTAACAATCTTAAAAAGCAGTACACGACGAAGGTCGAGAGCTTGTTCAAAAACTTGACAAAGAACGTGTCAAAAGCCGGAACGGATGCGCTGAACGGATTCCTGAAAGCATTCAAGGGCAAATCTGACGTTGAAAAGACGCTTTCAGAATTTTGCAACAATGTAGCGAAAACGATCAAAGATAAATTTAAGATACACTCACCGTCAAAGGTGATGGAAGAAATCGGAAGATACTTAACACTCGGCATGGGCGAAGGAATCACAAAAAACAAGTCGGTAATTGACAGAGCATGGGAACAGGTGAAAACGTCTGTTACAAAACCGATCTCGTTAGATATTAAAGACGCAAAGACGCGGATCAATGCGAATAGAACAACGTCTAACCGGAACGGTTCAAACGACGTGAATAACACATCATACACGTTTAATCAATACAATTCTTCGCCAAAAGCTTTAAGCCGTCTTGAAATATATAGACAGACGAAGAACCAGCTTGACTTCGCGAAAGGAGTTTAAATGTTCACTTTAAAATTAACGAATGAATTTCATAAAGAAATTGAACTCACACATAAGAACGATTATAAAGTAACCAGTATCACCGGGCTAAACCCGCCCGGTGCTACAATTTCAACCTCAACAGTAGCAGGGTTCGACGGCGAACGCTACAACTCTAGCCGATTGGATAAGAGAAATGTAGTGATTACGGTTGTAATTAATGAAAATGTTGCTGAGAATTTAAACGAATTTAACAAGCTGCTGCTTCCAAAACGCTATTTAAAGATATCTTATAAGACGCCGACGCGAAACGTATACATTGAAGGGTATACAGAATCATTTGTATACGATCATTTTAATAAAAAAGTAAGCTGTCAGATCAGTGTGATATGCCCGAATCCATTCTGGCGGGCGCAAGAATCTGAAGAAGAAACATTGTCACCGACAATAGACTTGTTCGAATTTCCATTCTCGATCCCGAAAGAGGGCATTGCATTTAGTGAATATGTCGGCTCAAAGATGGGGTATATCGAAAATTTGGGAAACATCGAAGCAGGGATACAGATTGACATTGAAGCATTAAAAAGGGTATTGAATCCGTTTGTAGTGAATGTGACGACCGGGCAGCGAATGAAGCTCAATATAGAGATATACGAGGGCGATCATATCATCATAAACACGGAACGCGGTAACAAAAGCATAACACTAGAGCGAAACAGTGAATTATACAATGCATTAAACAACCTTGCGGACGGAAGCAAATGGATACAACTATTGCCGGGTAGTAACAGGTTTAACTACGACGCAGATTACGGAGCGGACAACATGAAGCTGTACATTAAATACCCGACACTGTACGGAGGGGTATAGATGGAATTATATGTTTTAAATGCAAATTACGAAAAAATCGCTACGATAGATTACGCTGAAAGTGCAATCTGGACAAAGCGATACTGCAATACCGGCGACTGCGAGGTATACTTACCGGTTGAATCTAACGCGCTTGCGGTGCTCAAAAAAAGAAACATCCTGCAACGATCAGACAAACCGCAGGATATCATGCAGATTCAGACGGTAAAGATCGAAACAGATACGGAAAAAGGTAATTATATGACCGTAACCGGCAAAACGATGGACATATTGTTAAAACAAAGGATCATTTGGCAACAGACGAATCTATCTGGATCAGTTATAGACGGCACAAAGCGGCTGATAGACGAAAACCTTATAAATCCTTCAAATGCGGCGCGAAAAATAGCGAACGTGTCATTTGAAAACAGCATCACAAACGCGCCACAGATAGAAAAGCAGATCACCGGAGACAATCTACTTGATGCGGTGATTGAATTGCTATCAACGTACAAGTACGGATATGACGCGATATATTCAAACGGCGTAATAATAAAGACATATCAGGGTGTAGACAGATCAGAGGGCATCGCGTTCAGCCCAGACATGGACAACTTGCTTGAATCTGAATACTCGTCGAGTATTGAAGAATACAAGAATGTCGCACTTGTGGCGGGCGAAGGTGAAGGAGTGAGCAGAAGGACGTATGAGGTCGGCACGGCAGCAGGCTATGATCGGTTCGAACAGTACGTTGACGCGCGCGACATATCAAGCGACACAGACGACGGAACGCTATCAGATACGGAATACAACAAACTGTTAGCTGCAAAAGGACAGGAGAAGCTTGCAGAAACGACCGTGCAAGAGAAATTTGCCGGAACGGTAGAGCCGGATATAAATTATAAATACAAAAAAGATTATAATTTGGGCGATATCGTAAAGATCACAAATGAATACGGACTATCAGCAAAGGCACGGATTACGGAAGTGATAGAGTCGTGGGATGAAACAGGATATACCTGTATCCCGACGTTTGACACAGAGGAGGTATGAATATGTTAAAATGCGGATTTTTTAATTCGATTGACGGTGACAGAGTGTATGGAGCGGAAGATCTGAATAATTTTTTTGAAGGAATCATAAGTGATGGAATTTTCAGAAATTACAAACGAGAATTAAAGGTAACAGCACCGGGCGGCATGGCAGTTAGAGTGCTGACAGGAAAGGCGATTTGCTTAGAAAAGTATATAGATCTCACATCTGCGGAAGATCTGAAGATCGAAGGAGGTAATGCGCAGCCACGTTATGATGCGGTTGTTATCAACACGAATCTGGAAGATAGAAGCGGCTATATATACATAAAGCAGGGCGCGCCATCGGCGACACCGACGCCACCGGCGTTATACGACAATGAAACAACAAAAGAAATGGCACTTGCTTATGTTTATGTGCCGGCGAATGCGACGGAGATCATCGCGGAAAATATAACAGACAAAAGGGAAGACAGTAGCGTGTGCGGATGGGTGAAGCTTACGAACGTATCAGCGACGCTGATAACATACCGGTCGAACGTGACGGCACAGGCAGCAGTCACAGAGTTAAACGTGGGTATATCAGAGTATAATGCGGCAACTGATATCGTGACTGTATACAAAAACGGATTTTTACTTGATCCCGGAACGGACTATACAATAACCGGAACGGGATCAGCGGCAAAAATCAAGCTTGCAAGCAGCACACCGGCTGGAAACAAATTTACATTTGTAGCGCAGCATTTAGGGCTTATATAAAAGAAAAAAAGAAGCAAAATGACGCGAAAAAATTGGGCAGAAATTGGGCAAAAAAATTATGAAATCAAAAAAATAGTATCCATAAGAGCATTGTCATCCTCAATCACCTTTTTAGTGACGTGGATATAAATATCATGCGTAACCTTGCTATGGCTATGTCCGAGACGCCGGGCGATCTGGTCGTCAGTCATTCCAGCTTCAGCGAGAAGCGAAGCGTGAGTATGCCGGAGCTTATGCGGAGTAACGCGTCGATTTAATTCACGCTCGGAAGTCTCGCGCAAAAATTTACAATATGAATCATACGAGGTATAGTAGCCGGTGCAAATGCAAGGAATAAAAAGATCGCTTTTAAGACCTTTTGTAAGTAGCATCTGTTTACGCCAAAGCCGACATTTTTTTATTAATGTTAAAAGCTCGGGCTGAATGCGAATATCACGGACAGAGTTATCCGTCTTGGGGGTTGTGACAACATCGTTGATCCGGTCATACGTTGATATGATGTGAATAACTCTATTATTCACATCGACAGATCTGTCTTTTAATGCGATCAATTCACCGATACGCATACCTGTAAGCAAAAGCATGTTTGTAAAATAGTACCAGTGCCATAGACCTTGTTCTGCCGTGTATCTAAGTAAAATGTTAATTTCGTCTTTTTCAAGATATTTCTGTTCAATTTTTTCTGACGTATCGGAATCCTGAAACAATTCTAATTTTGTAAGCAATTTATAGTTGTCGTGATAGTCGTTTTTATACCCCCAATTCAGCATAGCGCGAAATCTGGTTATATAAGTATTTAACGTACTAACCGGCTTGCCAGAATTTAGCAACTGCTCATTAATGTATTGCGAAGTGAGATTATCAACGATAGCATCAGATCCGAGGATATCCAGAACGGATTTAATGATACGCTCGTTTCTCGTAGTAGTAGACAGCTTACAAGTGAGTTTTTGACTAGCGATATAAGCATCTAAAAGATCGGAGAGAGTAGTTTTACAACAAAGTTTTTTATTTAAAATATTTTCGATCTTTTGCGAAAGAATCCGTTGAGCCTTTTTCTTGTTCTGATTTGATGTGCTAGGCATTGATACAGATACTTTTTTTACCTTTTCAGTTAAAGGATCAACATATCTTTCACAGTAAACGGCAGCACCGTTTTCTCTGATTTCGCACCACATATTATTAAACGCCTCCTAAAATGTAAAAAAAATAAGCCTGTTTAAATTGAACGGCTTATGATATAATGTAAATGATGAGGTTACAAATCATTAGCCATTTGTGACATGCTCCGAGTGCTGCGAACACTCGGAGCATTTTTATAGAATTAAAATTTAAACAACATACTCAATCACATAGGGAGCACCGTTATAGATGCCGCTGTCATGATCTGCCGGAGCATTACCGGCGGCTAACTGCTTTTTATAATCGTCAACAGACATTCCGTCTAATTCATCATCAAGAAGACCGCAGTTGTCGAGATTTGCGATATAATCATCAATGCTGTATATAACGCATTTATCAGGCTTCATGTAATGGTCAACGTCTGCCTTGCACATGCCGGTACAGTTTTCTAAGATTTCTCTTTTATCATAATCATAAATAGTTTTCATAAAAAATACCTCTCAATTCTTTCTGCCGGAGATATCCGCTCTGGCTCGGTTTGTGATTTTTTTACAGTTCAATAGAAAATTCAGAATACAAGAAATCTTCAAAATTTGGAACTTCTTTAACATATGCTATAAGAAAATCGGCTGGCGTACATGGCGCAAGCGCACGATGTATTTTTTCTCTGATATCATCATCCATATAAACAACAATAGCGTCCATTAAATCCTGCGTTAATTCAAAATCATCACCATATATTTTCATTTCATTTTACCTTTCCGGCTGTGCCGTTCCTTTCTTTATCTTATGTATATATATTACACCCTTTTGGGTGCAATGTCAAGGGGAAAAGTGCAAAAAATATTACTTTTTCGGATCTTCTCGGTACTCGATTAATTCCTCAACCGGCAAGCCGGTAAGCTTGCAAGCAAGGTCAAGGGTGCAAATGTTAATCGGCTCGTTATGACGTAAACGGTTGATAGAAGATTCACTTAAGATATGTTCACGGCGTAAGCGGTTAGTGTTATATCCAGCGTCGGACATTTTGCCAAGAATGTTTTTATAAAAAATCATATTATATACTCCTTTCGCGTTCGAAAATAGGGGCGTTAGCACCTTTAGCAAGCAAATAGCATCTAACTACATAAATCTCAGGACAGTCGATTCGAAAATCAAAATCGAGAGTATCTATAGCACTATATTTTACAGATCCGTCCGAACTGGAAAACCTGAATACTTCGTTGCTAAGTTTCCCCGGGATCTCGATATATCCTTCAGACAAAAGCTTTTCTTTAACAGCAAGGACTTCAGCGAGATCTTTATATTTGTTTTTTGTAATATTTAATATACTCATATTATAGCCACCTTTAAGATTAATTAAGCTTACAATAAGTATTACTCATTTTAACAAGTTTGTTCGTCGGATAAAGAGAGTATATCTTATTAAAAGCAATGTTATACTCTTTTGCATTAAAATCTTTAAGCTTCTGATCCATGACTGCGCCGAAAAATTTCTTTGTGAAATTATTAGAAAGCCCAAGCAGTCGGATGGATTTGACCTCACCAGTAGCGGCGTCGACAAGCGTCAAGGTCAATGATAAGCCTTGTTCGACATTCGGGAGAACAAATTCAGTAAGATTTTTACTTAAATGCGGAGAATAAGGCGAATCCATCCAATTTAGATTACCGATCTTGAATAGTAACATTATTACGCCGTGAATTTCTGTGAATCTTATCTCAAACCGCTGCCCACTTTTGAACTGCTCGACTTCGGAGCTTGTCGGCTTTCTGAAAAAAACGTATAATTCTGCGCCGCTGTCCGACATGTCGAACAGCGTGCCTTCCTGATGATTTGCAAATTCTGAAACGATTTGACCTACTTCATAATTTTTCATAAAATAACCTCCTATAAATTATTTCTCGCTCTGATTTTTCCACTCTTTATAGTTCATGCCGAATACTTTTTTAGTAGCATCGTTAAGATCAAAGATATCTTTAGAATTAAGTTTAACGCCGTTATAAGTAACATAATATGTTTCCGGCATATCCTGATATCTGAGAAGTCTTTCAACGACGTTTTCAAATGATTCATTAGCTTTCACCTGCAACTCTTTTGATTCGGCTTCCTTGTACAGTGCTACAACTGTCTTTTCTATAAATTTAGTAATATCGGACGAAACACGTTCAGGACATTTGTCAAGCTGCTTTGCAAGAGATCTGACGTAACTACTGCCGAGAGCGGTACTAGAAAAAGCATCACCAAGTCCATCCTTTTTATTTCCAAAACCAGTTCTGAAGATAGTCATTAAAACGTCGGCTTTTTCATAAAGTGACATTGTCTCAATATCTTTTCTTCTACGATCCATTTTTTCATTTAACATTCTTTTCTTGACTTCTTCGTTACAAGTAACAAGGCAGTTGTATTCTACCTCTGTGATATGGATAGGCTGCTCATTTACATAAATTCTATAAAGTTCCGGACGATCTGAAACTTTAGATTTATATGTTTTCTCATTCCATGATCCTTCATATTTTTTTCCGTTGAAATCTGTTACCTCGATGTTTTTCATAATTTTTTACCTTTCCGGCTGTGCCGTTCCTTTCTTTATCTTATGTATATATATTACACCCTTTCAGGTGTAATGTCAAGGGGAAATGCAAAAAAAATAAATAAAATAGATCTGAAAAAAGAAGATAGTAGAATAAAAAGACCGGACAAGTTAAACCCTGCCCGGCTTCATATCGTTTATTTCAAATATCGTTCTATTTCTTCTTTTGTTAATTCTGACACGCCACCCTTGTATAGTCCGTCAAGAATGACACAATCAACTTTATTTTCGTGAATCGCTATTATTTCATAACGCGTTCCAAAGAAGTTCGTTTTACGGTCTTTTGTGAACTGCTCCTATATAACCTTTATAATTCTTTGTTCTTTCAAAAAATGTGTTGTCATCTAAACCTATCATGTCATAGTAAAAAGTCGCTTCTATTATGTTTCCTTCGCCGTCTCTTTTGTCAGCATAATAAATAATGTGATCTACATCATTTTCTTTTAAGAAATTAAAGGCGTCTTGTCTTAGCTTGTTTCTTCTCTCAACTATTTCTTTACCTGTCAATAAAACTGTGTCACAGTAAATACTTCCTGTATTTATAATACCGGTTATCATAATATACCTTCTTTCTGCCGGAGATAACCGCTCCGACTCGGTCTGTTTGGGCTATGCTATATCTTCTAAAATCATTTCTATTGCGTATTCTCTTGAACATGGAACACTACCACATCCACACCATCTGTTTCTCTCAATCATCTTATTTGCTTCTATGTAAGCTTCCTGTTTATTATATCCACAACTCATTAACCAATTTACTATCTTATCCATTCCTTTTTACCTTTCCGGCTGTGCCGTTCCTTTCTTTATCTTATGTATATATATTACACCCGAAAGGGTGTAATGTCAAGGGGAAATGCAAAAAAATAAATAAAATAGATCTGAAAAAAAGATAGTAGAATAAAAAGACCGGACAGGTTAAACCCTGCCCGGATCAGTAGATTGGGTTAAGCAACTTCCAACGCTTCAACCTGTTCCCAAGTCAAGCCGTACTGATTGACGAGTACAAGAGAAAGGTCGGACATTGCTGCGCTGACCTCCATGGTTGGATGATTAGAGAACATAATAGCAAGCTTTTTATATCTTGCAATTTCAAGCTCTTTGATAAAAGCGTCAATATCCGCTTTGCAATTAAAACAAATGTGGTCTATGTAATATCCTTTATACTGTGTCATATCTTTGTACCTCCCAAGAATTGTTTATTTCCTTTACCTTATGAATATATAATACACCCAAAAGGGTGTAATGTCAAGAGGAAAAGCAAAAAAAATAAATAAAATAGATCAAATATGCAAAGAATAGCAACAGTATATTATACATAACCGGATCAGGAGAAAAAGATATATAGATGATCGTATGATATAGAGCAGGAGGTACAAATAAATGGACTACAAGAAAGAGATCATAGATCTACTAGATCAGATCAGCGAACAGAAGTATCTTAAATATATATATGATCTGCTGAAGACGATACTGGAAGAAGAAAAATAAAAAGGCCGGACAGGTTAAACCCTGCCCGGCTTTTTTATGTATCGTCGTCCATACCGGCAAGTTCTTTAGCCTTTTTCTCCAAGAACTCCCATTCCTCAACGGAAAGGTTTGCCAGCATAGACACGAACCGGTTTTTGAATGAATCGCTTTCCTCATTTAAAAGCTCTTTCGTAAGCTTTGCTATATCAGCATTACGATCAAGCGGGAGAAACATTTCCCCTGATCCGGTACGAAGCCATTCTTCGTTAACATTAAACTCCCGGCAAATAGAAACGATTATAGCGTCGATAGGAGTATTTCTACCGGTTTCATAATTTGCGTAGGAATTTCTCTTTATACCGATTCTGTCGGCAAATTCCTGCTGTGTCAGATCTAAAGCCTTTCTAAGTTGCTTTATGCGATCTTTCATGTATATTCACCTCTCTTTCATAATATAAGTATACCGCGTTATAACAAAAAGGTCAATATAAAAATGTGCTATAATCAACAAAATAAGTGTTGACAAATGTGCTAACGAGACTTATAATAGTCTCAACAGCAACAAAGAAAGAGGCTGAAAACACAACAACGACAACAAAAAGAGGAAGGAGCGATAAATGCCAAATATATATTTAATAATTATGATCGCATTTTATATAGTGACTATAGCTTCCGTGATAATCATGGATCACATACTAGAATCGGACACAACAACACCGTTTACAGTGTATGTAATGATAGTCTCGGCACTGTTTTCACTGTATACGATGGACTACTTATATAAAATGTAAAACCAGCCGCTAATAAAGCGACTGGCGAATGACTTACAAGCGATCAATGACTTTGCGAATTTCCGGGATAATCTCATTAATTAATCTGATAGATTCACTTCGGTTTTGCGCTGAAGGTAATGCTATAAGATCATTCAACTTGCGCATTTTATTATGAAGCGAATCGGGAGAGTAAGCGAGAGCAACAGGATAAATATTAGCATATTCAGAGCGTGCATCATCACTGGCAGACATAACGGCTGTACTAACAAGCGACATGTATTTTTCAAAAATACCACGCTGATAATAAATTGTTTCCTTTTTAGCTTCTTGAGCAATTTCCATTTTTCGCATTTTTATCTTGTAAAGATTATTAACAATAGCGGTGATGATCGGAGAAATGCAAGAACAAAAAGCAAGTATAGCAGTAATTACATAGCTTAAACTCATGAAGAATCCCCTTTCTATTTACTCGATTCTGGCGGGAATCTGTAAATAGAGTATAACACGAAAAAAGAAAGATAACATAGAAAAGGAGTGAAGCAATATGTCAGAAAAAGAAAAACAGATCATTGAGACATTTTCAAATGTGATGCCGAAGCTGTCAGAAAAAGATAAAAGCTATCTTCTCGGACTTGGCGAAGGAATGGCGATCAAGGCAGCAGAGCAGGAAAAGAAGACAGAACAGGAGGTATAAGATGAAAAGATTGCAGAGCGCGAAGCGTGCGGAGATTACAGAGATCCGCACGCTGGCAGCAGATCCTTATATCACGAAGCAGTATATAGCAGATAGATACAAGGTATCTGTGCGGACTGTGTGCAACTGGATATCAGAGCTTGATGCATACGTTATGACCGGACGCTATAGCGAGTATACAATTCTGGACGGTTGCGGCGTGACATATATCAATTATTTGGCATTTGTCGACTATTTGAAATATAGAGACAAGCTAAGAAAAAAGAAGCCTGTGCCGCCATTTAACCCGGCAAAGGTGGCAAAATATATCGGCTGGGGAGCAATGACACCAGAAATGCAGTAAAGGGGAAAGAAAGATGAACAAGGACACAAAGATTATAAAATTTGTATGCGTGTTAATAATGGCGATCGGTGCAGTAAGTCCGTGGATATGGATAACACTGTACAGCATATTAAAAGTAACGCAGGGAATCATGATATTAATGATTGCCATATCGGTTATAGCGACGTTTACGACATGCGAGATATACGATCAAATGAACATGATCGAAGAAAGAAGAAAGCAGGGGTAAGACGTGTTAGAAAAGAGCATAAAAAAGCGGCAGCTGGAACTGCCGCCAACATTCTTAAACTGGAGAGTAAAAGAATAATTACGATATTTTTATTATATCAAAAATAGCGTAAAAAGTCAAGGAAATAGAGCGTTAAAGGCTCTTTGGTAACACTCTAAATTATATTAAATATAAGGACGTTAAAGGAGTGAAAATGTGGCTTACATACAATACATATGGACGTTCCGGGGGAGTATCGAATATGAGTATATATATTCGGGGAATAACGGAGCAAAGGGGGAACGAAGAAGAAAAAAACACAAGCCTACACCGGAGCAGATGAAGCGACAGAATCAGATCAACAAAGAGAATCGAATGCGACGACTGATAAAAGCGAATTTTACCGAAGACGATTACTGGTGTACGTTGAAGTATCCGGCAGGGAGTAAGCCGGGAATAAAGCGGGTAGTGCTTGATCTACAGAATTTTAACAAAAAGATGCAGAGAGCATATAGAAAGTACGGACAAGAGTACAAATATATCTACAGAATCGAAGTGGGAAAGCGCGGCGGCGTACATATACACATTATCATAAACCGGATCAGAGCAGGAACAGAAACGGACAAGCTGATCCGGGAAAAATGGGTAACACATAAAGTCAATTATCAGCAACTTGATAAAGACGAGAATTACGACGCACTCGCGAGGTACATAGTAAAAGAATACGAAGACGATACGCAGCTATCACTATTTGACATGAAAGAGCAAAAAAAACTGATCCGGTGCAGCAGTAGCAGAAACCTGATAAGACCGAAGCCGGAAAAGAAAATATTCAAACGCCGGACAATGCGCAAGATTCTGCGCGAGGGAGTACAGGCACGACCGGGCTACAAAATAGATACAGACAGCATCCGGCAAGGTGTAAATCCGTACAGCGGCAAAAGCTATCTGAAATATACAGAAATAAAGATAAGGGGGAAGTTGAATGCGGCATGTGAACATATATACAGAGATTGAGCAAAAAAGCATGAAAGCACAAGATCTATGGATGTGCTGGCTTATCGAAGTAATGACACCGGCAGGAAAAAGAACGTGTCAAGGTATAGATAAAATCAAAGATGCAACGCATTCAGGCGCACAGCTTGCGGCACTCAACGAAGCCTTATCGCATATGACAGAACATTGCGACATTGACATATACCTGACAGACGTATTTGTCGAAACGGCTTATAAACAAAATTGGTTAGAAAAATGGGAGCATAGCAACTGGATATCAGCGAGAGGAAAGGAGATCAAGCACATAGAAGAATGGGATCAACTTAAAAGGCTGCTGTCCGGGCATGATGTAAAGATGCATTTCACTTGCACACATGAATATTCTAACTGGATGCAGACACAAATAAAATTAAAAATCAAGGAGGAAAACAATGTATAAAGAATTTGGATCGGTAGCGGAGCTAAACGGACTTGCTGAAAGCTTAAGAAAGGCAGGAAAAGAAAAAGAGATCATGGATCTGGCGATACAGCAGGGAATTGATGAGGACGAGGCACAGGATTACATAGACGGAATTGTTGATCCGTTCGCAACAAAAAACATGGCGTGTTTCGGGAAGCTTCGAATGAAAGAGCAGGAATTAAAGCTTGAAGGAATATTCAAAGACTGGACGGACGAGATAAGAATAACGGTATTACAAAATCAGGAACTTGTGGAAAAGATATATACAAAGAGCTTGGAGGGATGTCTAGCTGAAATATTGACGGAATCATTTAAGACAAAATCAAAAATACCGGCAAAAATTGCGGAACTTGCGACGATGACAGTAAACGGAACAGAATGGAAGATGAGAAAACCGGCTTACATAAATATACCGAGTAGAAAACAGGTAAGAATGATCATTCAGCGGTACTACAGACGAAAAGACGACTAGATACTGTTAGCGACAATACCTAGCGCGATTTTCAACAACGCAAAAATAATGATTTTGGAGGTAAAAAATGGCAAGTAAGCAGGCGCGAGCAAAGGCGTTTTCCGCGCAGACAAGAAAAAGGATAAAGGAGCGCGACCAGATCTGCATATTTTGCAAAATGGGCTATCACACGGAAAAGGTGACGCCTTTTTCGCAGCAAATGACGTCGATCATGCATTACATACCGCGATCAGCCGGCGGACTTGGAATTGAGCAAAACGGCGCGTTGGGATGCTTAACGCATCACGACATGATGGACAATGGCTTTGAGGGTAGACGCAAGGAAATGCTGGAACTCTATAAAGAGTACATGCAAAGGTTATATCCGGACTGGAACGAGGAAGATTTAAGATATAAAAAATGGAGGTAGAAGATGAATAAGGCACATTTATTAGGACGCTTAACAAGAGATCCAGAGATCAGATACCCGCAGGACAATGAGCAGATGGCGATTGCAAGATATACACTCGCTGTAGATCGTAGATTCAAACGAGACGGAGAACAGACAGCGGATTTCATAAGCTGCGTAGCATTTGGAAAGGCGGCGGAGTTTGCGAAAAAATATCTGAAAAAGGGAACAAAGATCGCGGCAACTGGAAGAATACAGACAGGATCATATACAAACAGGGAAGGACAGAAGGTATACACGACAGACGTTATAATCGAGGAACAGGAATTTGCGGAAAGCAAGGCAGCAGCCGCAGACGGCAGCAGTCAACCTGCAGAGAGCGACGCGCGCGGATTTATGAGTATACCGGACGGCATAGAAGATGATCTACCGTTCAAATAAAGAGGAAAAACTAGTATGAAATACATGGGAAGCAAGGCGAGGATTGCGAAGAAAATAATCCCGGTCATAGAAGAAAAAATGCGTGCAAATGGAATCAAAACATATATAGAACCATTTTGCGGAGGTTGCAATGTAATTGATAAAGTCCAATGTAATGAAAAAATTGCATCTGATAATAATAAATATCTTATCGAAATGTTTAAAAATATATATCAAATTAAAAAACTGCCCGAATTTGTAACAAAAGAACATTATTTAGATGTAAGAGATTGCTACAACAAAAAATTAAATACATACCCCGATTGGTACATTGGGGCAGTTGGTTTTCTTGCAAGCTACAACGGCAGATTCTTTGATGGTGGTTATGCGGGTATTGTGCACACGAAAGATGGAACTAAAAGAAATTACTACAACGAAGCAAAAAGAAATCTGTCGGAGCAGATTCAAAGATTGAAAGATATTCAATTTCAGTGCGGCGATTATGAAGATTTATATTCTGACAAAGCCGATTGCTTATTGTATTGTGACATTCCGTACAAAGGGACACAACAATACGGATCGTGCAAAAACTTCGATTATGAAAGATTTTGGGAATGGGCTAAAAAAATGAGCGAAAAGAACATTGTTTTAGTAAGTGAACAAGAAACACCTTCAGAATGGGAATGCATTTGGCAGCAAGAAAATAAAAGAACGATTAATAACACAAAAAGAGTTTTAGCAATAGAAAAAATTTTTGAATTTAGAAAGGAGAATGCGATAAATGACGGATTTTGAAATAACCGCGCAGTATAACAGAATATGCAAAAGGGGCAGAGTTATACGAATGCGCAAGGAAGAGATCACCGGCGGCAGAAATTTTATAATTTTATGGCAACAGTGGACGGTACTGGAAGTATATGAGCATCATGTACTGATGCGAAGCGAAAAAGGATATAAAGAGAGCTTTACGAAAGAAGAAATAAAAAAACTGATCCGAGAAGGAGGGATAAAATAAAATGACAATAGAAGAAAAGGCAGACAGAATAGGAGCGTATTGCAAAAGCAAGGATAACTGTGTGAAATGCCCATTGAAATACGGCGATGAAAATACATGTTATGAAGATTGGGAGGAATACCCGGAAGCGGTTGCGAGAAATTATACAGTGCTTTTCGGCGACAAATGCGAGGACAATGTAAACCACCCTGCGCACTATCAAGGAAAAAATGAGTGCATAGATGTAATGCTTGTAATGTTCGGCGTGGAAGCTGTAAAGCATTTCTGCATGTGCAACGCTTACAAGTATCGTTTCCGCGCAGGGATGAAGAACGGAGCGGAAGATATAGAAAAAGCGGAATGGTACGAAAGCAAATTAATAGACTTGGGAGGCGTAGACGATGGGAAGATTGATTGATGTAGACAACCTGATTAACTACTTAGGATTTAAAGATACGCAGGAGGAAAGAGACAACAACTACGCGCAGGACATAACGCTTGAAGAAATAGACCGGATAGAAACGGTAAATGTAGAGGAAAGGGAAGAGGTCAAAAAGCTGGTCCGGAAAGCAAAGAAAAAGGTTATCGACGACTTTTGCAAAGAGTTGCTGATAGCATCGGTGTACGATAAACCGGTCGGATGGGCGATGCGGAAAGAAATTATAGAATTTGCAAATGTAAAGATCATCGCGGAAGAAATGAAAGAAGTTATAGACAAATACAATTGAAAAGCTGGGAGGTATGGCAGGATGACGATTGACGAAGCGATAAAAAAAGAGACAACAAGAGCAGAAACATGGAGAAACAAGGTAATTCAGTTCGGGAAAATTGAAAACAAAGCAATATACATGGAGTTGGCAGAAGAATGCGAACAAAAAGCAAAATGGCTTGAAGAATTGAAATACTACAAAGATAAACAGTGCATAACAATTAATTTAGACGCAAATAGCGACGAAGTAAAAAGATTGATAGCAGACGCACGGATAAAGGCTATAGATGATTTTTACAGCGCAATGCAGGCAGACTATAGCATGAAAGAATTGCGAATGAAAAGAAGGAAGATATTAAAAAAGGCAGCAGCCGCAAAAGAACAATTAAAGAAAAAGTATTTGAAAGGAGAGAACTTGTGAGAATAGCGACAGATATAGCCTGCATCGTTGCGCTGCTGTTGATTCCAGATTTTTTGCTTAAAAAACTAGGAATATATGAATCTGCGCAGGAGATAGTGAAGAAAAGAAAGGAGATATAAGATTATGCGACTGATAAGTCAAAAAAATATAGGATACATAGACATCGAATATGAAAAAAGCACTATATTGCTAAAAAAAGAAGGATGCTGGATGATCCTTGCACACACGGAAGACGATAGACACATAGCAATGGCGGCGTATGATTCGGAAGACAAGGCAAGAAAAGTATTGAATGATATGCAAAAATTGTATGGAACATATATAAAATGCGAAGGTGGAGCTGGCATAATGGTAGGTAGCGGATATCAACAGGCGTTCTGCTTCGAACCACCAAAGACATTTAAATTTCCGGAAAATAACAAAGTGGAGGTATAAAGATATGTTTTTAAATACAAAAATAGTAAACAAGCTCATAAAAGAAGCATTTAAAACCGGGCTGGTGATAGCCGCAACAGAGGAATCTATACACCTTGAAGGAACGTACTGGATGATAGATATAAAAAAAGACTTCCTTCCGAAAGAGATCATGGCAAAGATCATAGAATTGACCGGTTGGATTCCGGAATCGGGCGAGCGCGTGATTGCAAATAAAGACGGCTGGCAGTATGAAGTCGGGGCTTTGGAAATCGAAAAAGAATTTGACGGAAAGCGGCTGGAAGTAACAAATGTATCAATAAAATCAGTATGGGATATATACCAGCGCGTCTTGCAGGACGAAAACGGTAAAACGTATTTAATAAATGATGTATTTATAGACATGACAAAGGTAACAGAATTGGAAGAAGGAGAAGTATTTCCGGGCAAGCCGTTCTACAACGAATCCGGCGTGAAATGGAAGAATAACGCAGGCGCGTTATATGTAAGATTCCGGCAGGATATGCAGCATGAAAGAATACTTGAAGAAATGGCAAAAATAGATCTGACGGAGGATGTAGGCTGATGGATGATACAAAGAAGACATGCAGATTTTACGATGAGAGAAGAAACGAATGTACAGCATTAAAGCTGATATTTTGTAAAAATGAAAAATGCAATTTCTTCAAAGAAAAGGAAGACGAAGAAGAAGAAGAAGAGTAAAGTTGCACCGGTGCAACAGAAATGGGGCAAGATGAGCAAGCACAGAAAGGAGAAAAATACAAATGCCTGATGATATGAAGTATGGATACAATATCTGTGGACAGCGTTTAAATGAAGAAATTGGCACTATGATTGATGAAGTCCATAACGCATATATGAATACTACGGATGAAAGTGTAAAAGAGAGACTGGATGCACAAATTAAGGTATTATGGACAGTAAAAGATAAAATTGAAAATGCAATTTGCGATTGCTTGTAAAAATGAAAAATGCAATTTCTTCAAGGAGAAGGAAACGGAAGAAGACGAGTAAAGTTGCACAGATGCAACAGAAATGAGGTGAAACGTGGACGAACCGCAGAAAAAAGAAATTAAAGACATAGTAAAAGTGGTGGTTAAAGAGTTGAAAAAATCAAATCTGCTGAAAGATGAAAAAGATGCAGTATACAGTGAGATATCAAAGAGACTGTATACATATTATCGAACCGGGAAAGATGCAGAGATGGAACATGCACTACACGAATTTAAAGACGACGCATACAAGGACGTTATACGGATGTATTACAGAGACGGACGCACGATTGAAGATATAGCTGCCGAAATGGATGTTGACACGTCAACGATCACGCGGAATAAAAAAAGAATCTGTTTAGGGCTGTATCTGATATTAGAGTAAAGACAAGGGCTACTGTATAAGCGCAGTAGTCCTTTTTCGTGGCAGCAGTCGCAAGGCACACATATGCACACATGCGTACTATGGTATATATATAAAAAAGGAAATAAAATCTAATTAAAAAGATCGGAGGGTTTGATATGAAAAAGAATATTGTTAGAAAATTAACAAGTAGAAAATTATGGATGTCACTTGCATCGTTTGTAATGAATCTGCTTGTTTTTTTTGGATATACAGAAAATACAGCAACACAGGTTGCGGCGTTAATAATGGCAGGAGCGACAGTGATCGGTTATGTGATCGGTGAAGGGCTGGCTGACAGTTCGGCAAGAGGCGACGTGATCGAAGATAAAGAGCCGGAGGCGTAGAAATGATAGATATAATCGTTGCATTGATAACGTCAGGGATAACGCTGATAGGTGTGATTTTGAGCAACAATAACAGCAATAAAAAAATCGAGGGTAAGATCAAGACGGCACAGGCAGTCACGGATTGCAAGGTGGACGAGCTTACAAGAGAGGTAAGGGAGCATAACAACTTTGCAAGGCGAATGCCGGTAGTCGAAGAACAAATAAAGGTTATCAATCACAGATTGGAGGATCTGGAGCATGAAGACAAACACGGCGGGAATTAATTTGATAAAGAAATATGAGGGCTGTGTGCTTACAGCGTACAGATGCCCGGCTGGTGTGCTTACGATCGGATACGGACACACCGGAACAGACGTAAAGGAAGACATGATTATCACAAAGGCACAGGCAGAAAAGCTGTTAAAAGCTGATCTTATAGCGTTTGAGAAAAAGGTTAGCGCATATGATTCTATCTATCATTTCAACGCGAATCAGTTTTCGGCTCTGGTGTCATTTGCGTACAATATCGGATCTATAGATCAGTTGACAGCAAAAGGCACAAGATCATTAGAAGAAATCAGCAAGAAGATGTTGCTATACAACAAGGCAGCAGGCAAACAGTTGCCGGGCTTGGTGAAGCGGAGAAAAGCAGAGCAGGAGCTGTTTAACAAAAAAGTAACAAAGACAAACACAGCAAAGACAGAGACGGCAAAGACAGATGAAGCAGCAAAGGCAGCAGGCTATAAGATTAAGGTCACAACGCCGAAGGGCTTATACATTAGAAAAGGAGCATCGACCAGCACGACAAAGGTCGGCGCGTTGGTGTATGGCGCGGAGGAAACAGTGACAAAAGAAAAAGACGGATGGGGCTACATCAACGGCAAAGGCTGGATATGTCTTAAATACACAAAGAAGGTGTAAAGATTTAGGACGGTGATTGAATGACAGAGCCAAAATTAAAACCGCAATTAAAATTGTTGGTATTAAATTATCTCGGAACATGCGAAGGCAATGTAAAAAAGTCGGCAATATCCGCGGGGTATTCAAAATCATACGCAGAGAAGCAAGCCTATAAATTATTGGCGCGCGAGGACGTGAAAGAATACATGCGGTATGTGCAGGAATTGAATGAGATTGACAAAAGCATTATGAGCGTGAAAGAGGTTCAAAAATTCTGGTCGGACATGATCCGCGATCCTAGAGCGTTAAATAGAGATAAGCTCCGAGCGTCGGAGCTTTTAGCGAAAGCACAAGGACAGTTTGAAGAATGGTAAAGGTATGTACAGTTTATTTACATTTTACAGATCAAAGAAATGGCAGACGCTTGTAAGACAGATAAGAGACGAAAGAGCAGACAGTCAGGGAAAGACGATATGCGAATATTGCGGCAAGCCGATAACGAAGGAATATGATTGTATCGGGCATCACATACAGGCATTAACGGAGGAAAATGTTAATGACTACAAGATATCTTTAAACCCGGAAAATATAATGTTAGTGCATCATAAATGTCATAACATCATACATGATAAATTATCCACGCGAGAACGAAAGGTTTACCTTATATACGGATCGCCGCTGGCAGGAAAGACAAGCTATGTTATTGATGCAAAAAGCGACGGCGATCTTATCATTGATATAGACGATATCTGGCAATGCGTGAGCGGGTGCGAACGATATATAAAGCCGAATAGGCTCAAAAGCGTAGTATTCGCGGTTAGAGATACACTACTAGATTGTGTAAAATATAGGCGTGGAAAATGGACGAACGCTTATATCGTAGGTGGTTATCCGCTTGCGGCAGACAGAGAACGGCTGTGCCGGGAGCTTAGCGCAGAAGAAATATTTGTTGAATGCGACAAAGAAGAATGCATAAGACGATTAGAAATGTGCGACGACAGAGATAAGAAAGAATGGAATCGGTTCATCGAAGAATGGTTTGATCGCTTCACCCGCCCCACTCTGAGCGATTAAACACCTCAAAGGGTAC